CGGCAGTTCCCCGACGAGTGGGGCGACCGGGACACCGCCGCGAACGAAGAGCATAAGGCGAAGCGCGACGAGGCGGACTTCCTTAAGACACTGACGGCGGACGAGGTTCGCTTCCTCCAAGCTATCAACGCGAAGAGGCTAAAGGCTGACAACGAATGACCGAACTCCTAGATATGCTCGACCGCCTCGGGGGAACCGAGGACGCGAGTATCAAGCTCGGCCGAGACTTATGTGCGCGCCCCGGGGGGTATCATCATTTCCTCCGCGAGGCGTGGCATACGGTAGAGCCGTCCGAACTTATCGACGAAAAATACGTCGAGTTTTTGTGCCGACACGTAGAGGCCCTTATGCTCGGGGAACTCCCGAGCGGGCGCCTTCTCGTGAACGTGCCTCCGGGGCACTCCAAGTCGATGATACTAGTCGTGTTTTCGCTCGCTTGGTTATGGCAGAAGGACCCGACGGCCTACGCCATCTACGCGCATAAGGACCAAAGTCTCGCGCGAGACATGGCAAGGAAGACAAGGCAACTCGTCACTTCGTCGTGGTATCAAGCCCGATGGCCGCATATCCAACTCCTCGAAGACGCCTCCAAGATTGACCGCTTCAGCAATACGCTAGGCGGAGGTCGCGTCGCTGTAACGGTGCGGATGCAAATCACCGGGGCACATGCGAAAGGGAAGTACGGCGGATTAATAATCGTCGACGACCCCGACCGCCCCGACGATACCGAAGCAGAGACCGACGCGACTGGACGTTGGTATCGCGAAATCCTACCCACGCGATTCGCCGACCTGGCGAAGTCGCAGATTGGCATCGTTCAACAGCGCATCTCGCAGCGGGACCTCTCCGCCTACGTGCTCGATACGACCGCAGACTATGTTCATGTTTGCCTCCCGATGGAGTTCGACCCCGCGCGCAAGTGCGTAACCGAACTTGGCGAGGACTGGCGGACCGAAGAGGGCGAGCTGCTCTCGCCCCTACGCAACACTCCCGCAACTATCGAACGGCTGAAGGATGTCTTCGGCGACCCCCGCATCGCGGAGGCGCAGCTTAACCAACAGCCCACCGCGAGAGACGGGAACATCTTCTTAACGGAGTTCTTCGAGCAGCGTTACAAGCGACTCCCGCACGCGGTGCAGTGGACGCTATCCGCTGACCTGACCTTCTCGGGTTCGAAGACCTCGGACTTCGCGGTTATCCAAATGTGGGCGCGCGACCTGGCAACGGGAAAGCACCACCTCGACGACCTCGTTAGGAAGAAGATGGGGTTCGTCGATACGGCGAATGTTATCCTCGACCTCTGCACTCGCTACCCTAACGCTAACGTCCTCGTCGAGAAGACCGCCAACGGCTTCGCAGTCCTAGAGATTCTGAAGGCCGCGGGCATCTCGAACGTTCACGAGTTCACCACCGGGAAGAACTCGAAGGAGGCGCGAGCCTCTACAATCTCCTACCTATTCGACCGGGGCGACGTGCTCTTCCCGCGAGAACCACGCTACGACCTCGACGGATACATTCGCGAAATGACGGGGTTCCCGTCGCTAAGATACGACGATACCGTAGACGCTACAGCTAACTACCTCGCTTGGATAAGCGGCAACACTCCCCTTAACATCGCGAACGCTTTCCGCTTCGCTGGCATCTTCGCCCAAGGAATCAAATAGTATGACCGACAACACCGACCGCAACGCCCGCCGACGCGCAGCCTACGCCGCGAAGAAGCAGGAACGAACCGACGCCCGAGCAGGCGCGAACGCACTCCGCAACGTCGAGAGCCTCGACCTCTCCGTCCGACACGATGGCTTCTACTCCGCGACAACCGGAGCGGGCATCGCCGGGACCGACAAGTTTACGAGCTACGCCTTCGGCGCAGCCTGCGACCTGGACGAGGAGACGCTCTCGAACCTGTACCGCGACAACGATGTCGCCGCTAAGATTGTCGAACTCGTAGTGAAGGACGCGCTTCGTAACGGCTACTCGCTACAGTCGAGCGACCTCTCGGACACCGAGGCAAGCGACGTCGTCGACTCCGTCGAGACGCAGTTCCGTCTGACCAACGCGGTCGAGCGGGCGCGCATCTACGCACGCCTCTACGGTGGTGGCGCGGTTATGATGGGCTCCGAGTCGGGCTCCCTATCGAGCGAGCGGCAAGACGAGAAGACGTTCAAGTTCCTCCGCCCTATCTCGCGGACCAACCTGGACGCGGCAGCCTGGAACGCAGACATAGCCGACCAAGACTACGGGACCGTCTCCCTCTACGACTATAAGACCCCGACCTTCGAGGGTCAGCTCGACGGCAAGGCTACGTCCTTCGGCGGGCAGAATATCGACGTCCACCACACCTACGTCGCCGAGTTCTACGGCGTGCTTACCACCGACCAACGCTTCCGCGAAGAGAAGGGTTGGGGCGACTCGGTCCTGCGTCGAGCCTACGACGCGCTGCTTCAGTTCGAGGCGGCCTACGCCTCCGTGCTCCACTCGCTCGCCGAGTCGAGCGTCCCGGTTTACACCGTCGAGGGGCTTCTGCAAATGCTCGCCTCCGAGAACGCCGACCTACTCCAAGCTCGCTTCTCGCTACTGAACGCGGGTAAGTCGAACTACCGCGCTATCGTCTTGGGCGAGGGCGAGAAGTTCGAACGGGTCTCCGCGCAGCTCGCCGAGGCGGCGAACGTCGTGTCGGCTGCGATGAACCGCGTCTCGGGTGCCTCCGGTATGCCCTCTACCTACCTATGGGGTCAGAGTCCGCAGGGGATGAATAGCACCGGGACCTCGGACCTAGAGATTTGGAACCAACAGGTTCAGAAGGAGCAGACGCTCGAACTCGGTCCCGTGATTCTCGAACTGTACCGCGCGATTCTCTCCGACCCGGAGAGCGCGACGAAGGGGAAGGTCCCCGAGGACTTGTCCATCGTGTTCCCGCCGCTCCTTACTCCGAGCGTTCAGGACCAAGTTAACGCCTACGCGCAGGTAGCCGGAGCCGACTCCGCCTACGTCTCGAACAACGTCCTTAAGCCCGAGGAGGTCGCCATCTCCCGAGCGAAGCAGAAGGGAACGCTCTTCCCGAGTGTCGACGTCGACGCCCTCGAAGCGCAGCTCGAACTCGACGCAGAGAACGCCGTCCTCGAAGCCGAGGCCGCCGCAGAGGCAGCCCTAGCGCCGCCCGTCCCGCCCGTCCCGCCGTTCAACCCCCTAGCGGGTCTCGGTGAAGAACTCCCCGAGGAGGAGGTCGCAGAGGACGAGGAGGCCTAATGCTTCCCCTCGCAATCGAGCGAGACTATCGAGCCTTCCGGGCGCAGCTAATGCACGACGTCGCTCGTGTAGCTGCCCCGCGGCTCGTGGGCTCTAACCTGCTCCGCATGGACTCGGAGGACGACCCGCAGATTCTCGAACTTGCGGCGCTCCTCGGGGTCTCCGCCTCGCTCCTACTGAACAAGCGGAAACTTCGAGAGAAGCTCCGCCGCATCGCTTCCCGCCTCTCGCGCGAGAAGCAGGCGCAGCTCTCCGTCCTTCTCGGGCGGTGGGTGCAGTCACCCGAGGGAGTCCTTACCGACCGTTGGGTCGACCAACAGGTCGAAGCTATCTCCAAGAGCGTCGACACTTGGGTCGCCCGGACCTCCGTCGACGTTAGCGCAGGCGTCGCAGCCGAGACCCTGATAGGCTCGGGGGCAGTCGCGGCAGCGCAGGCGCGGAACGGCGCCTCGTTCGCAGTGCTCGCCCTGAACACCGCGCTACTCTCGCAGGTCTCCTCGTCGAACGGCGTAGGCGACTACCTTTGGGTTACGAAGGACGACGCGGTCGTCCGTATCAACCACGCCCAACTGCATTACACGATTCAACAGTGGGGCACACCGCCCTCGGGAGGAGGAACGAAGCCGGGGGAAAGTGGACACCCCGCCAGCGGGTATGGCTGCCGATGCGAGGCGAAGCCTACGCTCGACCCGTTGCTACTGAAGTAAGCCCGCGTAATCCCTGAAGGTTCTCGCCTTCCTTCAGGGGTCTACACTTATATGGATGAAGGCAGACGACGCGCAAACCCTAACCAATAAAGGACACCCAATGACACACCTAACGACTACGTTCATTGTCATCTCGACGAATGGCGAAGGCGTCTTCTTCGGTCTCGCAGAGAACGGGGAGGTAGCCGCAGGCAACTACGACACACGCCTCGACGCCGTTCAGGGGATGCTCGCCTACGAGGCGAAGCTCGCTGCCGACCGCCCGCTCGTGGTGGTCATAGGAAAGAACACACCCCGCGCGACTACGGGCGAGAAGTTCCTCGAAGACTTCTCTCGCCAAGTCGTGCGCGCCGCCGTGGCTAAACTGCCCGAGACCTCTCCTGTCTACGTCGCAGGCTCCGCGGGCTCGGTCCGTAACTCCTTCTACTCTCCGCGCGTCTGCTCGCTGCCCCTTCCGTGGGCGACGAAGAAGACGTCGCGCATCGCCCGCGTGCGTTCGCTCCTCTCTAGTCTCGCGACTGGCGAGGACGGTCTCGCGCTTATCCCGAAAGCGAGAACTTATGTTAGATAACTTCGCAGGCTCCCCCGCGGACTACTGCCCGCACGACTGCCCGAACTGCGGCGGACCCGCCTACGTCGGGGGACCGGAGTTCCCCGCCAAGTGTGTCGAGAAGAGCTGCGTCTTCTACGACGAGGACTGCTACGTCGGTTGGATAATGCGGCTCGACGATACGGGCGACCCGCCCATCGGCTGCGACGCCCCCGACTACTACCCCGACGAACTCGACGACCCGCTCGACAAGTACGGCGCGATTATGGCGTGCCCCCGGAAGACGGGCGAGAGCGACGACGACTTCTACCAACGGCTCTTCGACGTATGGGCCGGGCAGTGAACGAACGACAAGTGAAGGAGGAAGCCCGTGGTCCCAAAGCTATCTGCTCTCTATCTGGAAGAGCTTGTAAGTGCGCCCTCGGTAAGGGTTGCGGTCGTGGCGTGGTGGACCCGCTTGCAAGTGAAGCTCTACTCGCAGCTCGAACCGCCCACGCGCACATCCAAGGCGGCGTCGACGAACTCGCCCACGCCGTCGAGCGACTCTCCCGACGGAGAGCCTACCCCGCGCCCGAGTGGCGCGACATCGGACGACAACTAGAAACCCTACTCGAACAACTAAGGAACACCCTATGACTATTCTAACCAATGACTTCGCTCCCCCCTCTGAAAGGCAGCGCACCCTGCTACTCGAAGACTTCGCCGGAGATAAGTTCCAGCTTGCCCACTACCCGGATAGCATCGACACGGACGGGTTTAACGTCGACGTCCTCGTTACCGAGAGCGGCGAAGAGTCGTCCTTCTCCCTGACCCGCGACGACGCTCTCGTTCTCGTCGGTGTCCTCGCGAAGGTCCTGCTCGACTCCGAGGTCGAGTAGTGGGCGACCCCTCCGCAGTGTTCGGGGTAACCGAGACAATCACGGAAGCGGTTCAGACGTTCCACTTAGACTCCGACGAAATGCCCGAGCTTATTCCCCTCGGCCTTCCGGCGTTCGACTCCGAACTCGGGGGCCTCGGTCCGAAGGCGTGCGGTATCCTAGCCGCCGCGACGGGCGTGGGGAAGTCCTCCATCGCACTAGCCGGGATGCTAGAGAGCCCCGTCAAAGTCGGGATGGTATCGCTAGAGGACGGTCCCGACGTGGTCGGGACTCGACTCCTCTCCGCCCTGACCGGGATTAACTCCATCGACATCCGACGGAAGAAGCTCGACGCGCGGCAGCTCGAACACATCGCGGGCGTCGCGACGAGCGAGCAGCTTCAGCATATGTTCTTTTCGTACCCCATCGCGGGGAGCATAGAGCAGGTCGAGAAGAGTATCGAGAACCTCTGCGCGCGAGGCTGCCGCCTTATCTGGATAGACTACCTCCAAGAGATTCGCGGGCACGGGAACGGCGACCGACGTAACGAAGTGTCGGAAGCTATCACCCGATGTCACCGAGCCTGCGCGGCGGGCGACGCGGCCTTCATGTGCATCTCGCAGTTCCGACGCCTCGGCGACGGCGAGAAGGTCCCGCAAATCTACCACTTGAAGGAGAGCGGCGACCTAGAGAACAAGGCGCGCATCATCCTCCTCGCTCACAAGGATTCGAGCAACCCCGACGACGAAGGGCAGCGCGTTCGCGTGCGGCTCGCGAAGTCGACCTACGGTTGCGAGTGGCTGACCTTCGACTACGTCCGCGACGCCTCCGGCACCCTTCGCCGCACCTCACTCTTCGACGAACTCGACGACTTCTAGGAAGGACCCACATGACCGGCAAACACATCCTGATTATCCCCGACGCGCACGCTCATCCTGATTATTCAAATGAGCGGTTCAGTGTCCTCGGCGATTACATCAACCGCCACCGCCCCGACATCGTCGTTAGCATCGGCGCCTGGGCAGACATGGCTAGCATCTGCGTTCCCTCCTCGAAGCTCTCGCTCGCAGGCAACCGATACCAGCCCGACATCGCGAGCGCGGTCGAATCTCAACATCTTATGTTTGGTCAAATCACCTGCCCCTCCGGGATGCAGCGG